GATCATACCAACCAGTATCTGAAATAATACGCTGAGAAGTCTCAACGATTGTTTGAGTTCCCTCAACTACTTCTGGTGCAATTTCTGCATTTCTCACAGCATTAACTAAAGATTGACGTGTTTCAATGACACCCTCAGCTCTGTAGTTCGTACGACCACGAGATGTGTAGTCACCAGTTGCAACTGAGTTGTCAATTAGTTTAAACTCTCTAGAACCAGTACGGAAACGAACTGCGTCAGTGTTAGGGATATTAAACAATAAATTAATGTTACCATTCTTGTTTGATGTTAATGTTCCACCAACTGTAGACAATGCAACAGAATTAATTGTAGCAGTAGAGTTAGTTATAGATCCAGTAATTTGTTCGTTAGTCTGGAATGTTCCGATAATATTAACAACGAACAATGCTTTAGAACCAGTGTCTGGGTCAATCTCAGAACCAACTACAACAGCAGTAGCACCAGAAGTAACACCAGTAATAACATCGCCCTTATTCAAACAAACTTGAGAATCACCAGCGATACGACGAGCAGTTTCTGAAGCAGTACCACCAACATTACTCTCATAGTCAAACGCTTGAGTTCCAGTATAAGTTATTTTAGAAGCTGGAGTGCAGTATGCAGAAACATCAATATTGTCGAAGTATGGATAGAATCTTGTTTGTGGTTTTAGACCACGGATTTGAACCAATACATTTCTAGAACGAATATATGGAATAACTGCAGTAGATAAAACACGATCAGAAACAACCTGTCTATCAACTTTAGCTACAACAGAAGTTTTAACTCCAGTTCTAGATTGAACAACTTGAGTTGCAAAAAACTCAGCTGTGACCTGACGAGCTGGACCATTACCGAAACGAGAAACGATTTCGCTGCGCGAAAGACCTCTAACTCCTTGAGATACAGGAACTCCAGACCATTGAGTCTGCCATGCGTTCCATACAGTACCAAGAACACCAGCTTTTTCAGCTAGTGTTGCGATTGTAGAGAAGTTACCTTCAATGTTATTCACGATATCTGGGCGACGATCTACTTCGAACCATTCGTCTGCAGATGGATTCATCTTAACATCACCGATGAAAGTGAAGATCGCGAATGGATTAATGTTTTCTAAGCGAGAAGCAAATTCTTGTTTAACAAGAATGACATCTTCAAGAATTGGTAATGTTACAACATCACCATATTGAGCGTAGTTACTTGCATCACGTTGAGTATCGTTAGAGTTCTTCTCGATTAGGTTGACGTTAGTCATTGTATAGAATGGACGCAATTCGCCTTTTTCCATATCAACAGAACATTTATAATCTGGCGATGACACATTACCTACACCATGACCAGAAAAGTTATCAACAATGAAACCATTCTTCAATCTATCTAAACCAGTAGAATCAGCAATCTTTAAAGACTGAGTTTCTTGTTCTAATAGAGATAAAGAAGTATAATATTCTAAGTTGTCGATACGTTTTTCCAGTTTACCAATATCACGCATTGTATATCGTTTATTATCAACTTTAGAAATAGTTACGTTCTCAGAAGAAGTTCCGAAAGTGTATGGTTCTAATGTCAATTTGTAAAGAATCATACCAGTAGCTGGATCTTCTGGCTCGCCAGGAGTCAAAGAAGAAGTACCAGAGATACTGAAGAAGTTACCGTTGATATCAACAGCAATCTTTTCTTTTCTTGACAAATAATAAGTGAAGTCTGTTCTAACATCAGCACCACGCTTAGGTACTAATACTGCAGAACCAGATCCAGTGAATGATGTTCCAGCATCGTCGATTCGTGGACGGAAGTCTAGTGAATCACGCAATTCAGCTGGGATATCATTGTAAGAAACTTCTGATGGGTATGAGTTAACTGAACAGTAATCTCCAGTAGAGTGTGTGAAATATTCAAACACAACTTCGATTGGAGCTGATGGTGGTACGAATGTATCTTTTAGGTTGATTTTACCTAAATCGTAGTATGTCGCACGTTGACCATTATCAAAACTATATCGATCAGAGATATCAATGTCGTAAGTAGAACCTGGACTTGCAAATGTTCCAGATTTCATCTTAATAGAAACAATTCTCCATGCGTCAGACTTACCTAGTGATAATGTAGTCGGAGTAGCAGTAGCCTGAGTAGTAAATGTTACTGTTGCAGTATTAAGAGTTTTAGTTTTTTCTGTATTTGTAGAACCAGTTTTATTAACAGCACCGATAACTACGAAAGGTCTTGATGCATAAGATCCTGCGATCGTGAATGTAACAGAAGCACCAGACGGAACGATTGCGCTAGGTAATACAACATCACCAGTTGTATTATCAATTAAAATGTAGTTTCCAGAAACAGCACCAGAAGCCATAGAGCCAGATGAAGTTGATACTGTTAATGTGCAATTACCACCAGACACAGAAGAAGTAGTTCCTGTGAATCTTTCATATACAGTATAAGAAGTATCGTTAGTACCAAGAGAACTACGTAAAGAACGAATTGCGTAGTATGGTAATGAGAATACTAGAGAATCTTTATCAGACTCGATCAAGCGAGTTTCAACTAAACTATAAGTAGCACCAGTTGTAGTTAAAGAAGCATCGATAGTTAGTGAGTTCTGAGAAGCGATAGCAGTAACACGATATAAACCACCAGCAACAGAAATATAATCGCCAACGATTAAGTCAGTTTGGAAAGAAGTTCCAGTACCAGTTACAGTAGTTCCTGCAGCAGTAACAGATCCAACCAATTGAGTTGTAATTGGATTAACATCAGCAGTAAAACTTGTAGCTGCAGAACCACCATTGAAGAATACAGATTTAACATGGCGGTCAAAGGTGTAACCATTATTCAATTTCACATCAAATAAAGAAACTTTCCAAACAGCAGAAGCTGAACCGATAGTACCATTATCCCATTCAATGAAACGAACACGGGCAGTACCAACTTTAGTTCCAACAGCAGTACCACGACCAGCTGAACCAGTAACTCTGTTATATAATTCAACTGTGTCGAATGTATTAACTGGTGGTAGATTATTTAAGTTTGTCGCATAAATGAAGTTACCGACAGTGGCTGTAACGAATGCATTATCAGCTTGAACGAAGTCACGTGCTTTATCTACTGCAACATATTCAGTTGCAATCTTTTCAATTTCATAACCACGCACGTAGGCTTTTCCTGGTTCTAAACCGATAGCTAGTTTATTAACATCACCAGTTCTAAACACACCACGATTGTAAACTGGATTAGTTGTATATTCCCAGTTGATACCAGTAGATCCTGGACCATCGTATGCAGTTCCTGATGTATGAGTAGGTGCGATTGAAACAGAAGTTCCACTATTTTTAGCTACGTATGTTTTACCAGCATTGGTAACAACATCGCCCAATAAGAAAGAAGTAGTTCCTGTCCATGCACCACGATCGTTATTACGATGTTCGCGAACATCAATGGCAAACTCACGAACAGTGTAATCACCAGATTCATCGTAAGTTCTACGTGCCAATGTTTTTTCTAATTCAGCATATTCTGTTTTAGAAACTTGTTTTTGATTAATACCTTCATTAACACGAAGAAGTTCTACGAAATCTTTATCTTCTACTGAAGTTAATGGTAGCTTAGCTAAGGTTAGATCGATAAAATATCTATGCGCTCCAGGTGCAGCGAAGTTATAACTATTTTGAGCATTATCTAATAGTTTATCATCATCTTCTGGGGTGATAACTTTTTCTTCAACTTTCAAACCTACACGATAAGAAGGTGTGTCAGAATATTTTTCTAGAATTAAAGAGTGAGTATCAACTAAAACGAAGTGACCATTCACATAATAAACACCACGTTGTATTGTTACAATAGAACCAACACCAGTTGGAGTTGTTTCTACTGGAGCGACTTGGATAGAATATACAGAATCTTCTGTTGTAATGACTTCGTCTGGTGCAAACACTTTTGTAGTTGTATTTGTGCCAGAATTTTTATATCTAACATAAATGGTAGTTGGTTCTGAAGTTTCTTGACTTTGCGTTTTAATAACTTCAGCCTTTAGACCGCTACTTCCAACAAGAACCTTACCTTCTAAATTAGATAAAAATGTTTCTACAGCAACACCAGCATATAATGGATTTAACTTAACGTACTGGGCTTTATTATCAATAGAGATTTGACCTGGAATAACCATAGCACCCTGTTTAAACACATGGTCACCATGGCGGGAAATCTGCTTCTGTAGGATAGTTTGCATCTGTGTAAGCTCTCTTGCCTGCACAGCGAAACTAGGACGGAATAGAATTCTATAAAATTTCTGATTCTCGTCGTAATCGTCATTATACGGTTCTGTATTGAAATCGATCATTCTTTGCTCTTATCTATAAGTTGATTACTACTTTATTTATTAGAACTTAATAACAGTTCGTAGTGTAACTGTTTGGTCTTGCGTTGGTGTAAACGCTTGCTTGTTATCAATAAACAACAAGTCTCCAGAATATTTATCAGCTGTTGGAGCAGTAACACCAGAAACAACAAAAGTTTGTGCACTATCATTAACCATAACACCACCAATAGTAGGTGCTGCATTATCAAGTGACTGTAATAACGCAGAAGCTGTTGTCAAATTAACAACTCTAAATCTAGCATTATTTGATGCTAGACGAATAATCATATCCTGTTCAAAATTACTTGTATTAATACTTCCTGTAACAACCCAACAGGCAGATCCGATAGCTGAATCTAACTTATAAGTTGTTCCATACTTTCTTGGGTTTTTAATAATACCAACCTGACGGAAGTCATTATTAACATCAAACCCTTGGTTTTTATCTTTAGATACATTAGTGTAAAACATCAATGTTCTGCAGTACAATCCATTTATAGAATCTTTACCATGTCCACCATAAACAGTGATAATAGCACGTGCTTTTGCACCATATCCGTTACCAGTTATAGTAACTCTAGCCCAACGGTAACCAGTACCGTAGTTAGTAACTCTAATCTTAACAATCTTACCACCCTGAATTACTGCTTCAGCAGCAGCACCAGTACCATCGCCCTCAATTGTTACAGTAGCAGCTGCATAACCAAAACCACCAGAAGTAACTTTATATGACATAATACGTCCATCTGGGGTCAACAATTCTGTGTTAGCTTGTAAAGTATTGATATCACCAGGAGATAAATCTGCTTGTAACTCAGCATTAGTACCATCACCAGTAACAGTTATGTTAGCGTATGTATATCCAATGCCTGGATCATCAATCTGAACACCAACGATTTGTCCGTCTGCGATTCTAGGAATTAACTTAGCCTCTGACTTAACACCAGAGAAATAACATGCAGCACCAGATCCACCAGAAACTGGTTGAATCAAAACATCTGGTAAAGCTGAGTAACCATATCCATATCTTAAAACAGCAACACCAGAAGCAGTGACACCAGCGTATGTTAATTCTGCAGTACCATTAAGTACTGCACCACTAGTGTGAGTTGGAGGTGTTGAGCTAGTTGTTCCAGAAACAGTTACTGTATATAATCTATTTGACTGGAAAATTTGCTGTCCTACTGTATAAGTAGTTGTAGCTGCCCATGCTTGACCAAAAACAACATTTGGTGTTGATGTGTAATCATCACCAAAATTTGATATAACGACATGAGAAACAGATGTTCCGATCATAACAGCAGAAGCAACTACTCCAGATCCAGCACCGCCAGAGAATGTAACTGTTGGTGCGCTAGTATAACCAGAGCCACCATTGGTAATGTTAACTTCTCTAACACCACCAATTAAATTAATTGCATTTACAACACCACCAGTAACTACAGCTTCAGCTCTAGCAGTGGCACCGATGAACTTAAGAGCTGCAGTACCATTTGATACGATGCCAATTCTGTGGGTTGGTGCTGGTGTTGCTAAGATTCCTGGTAATGTTACTTCATAAATGTTTCCATTATAATTGACCTTCTGACCAAGTAAAACTGTAGTTCCATCAATCCATGCGTTAGATGAAATTGGTGGATCTATTTCTACTGTTGCACCACCAGTATAAGAACTACCACCAGAAGTGATAGTAGTACCAGTGATAAACAGAGGATCGCTCTCTCTATAACCATCTCCCTGCAACGTAATAGCTGCAGAAGTATAATTCTGACCACCACTTAATATTTGAATGGTTTCAATACCACCATCAGAGTAAAACTGACCACGAAGCGCAGTAACTACTGG